AGGTAATATGGGAAGTGATACACGATTTGATTATTCTGCTATTGGTGATGCTGTTAATCTAGCGGCTAGGCTAGAGAGTTCTACTAAAGAAGTTGGAGAGGATATAGTGATTGGGTATACCACAGCTATGAACTCTAATATACCCACTCGTTATCTAGACCCTATTAAAGTAAAGGGTAAGAAAGATGAGATAATTATTTATACTACAATTAAGTAGACATCCATTTTTGTAATGCTTTTGCAACATACTTAGGAACATTAGGTAAATATTCATTATCATAATCATAAGGAACTAAAGCATTTTCTTTAAATCGTTTGTCAATATAAAAACATCCAAGATACTCTCTATCCCACTCGTCTGTATTAGGAAATAATTCATACCAAACACTTATTTCTAACATCACCCACCACTCTTCGTCTTTCTCATAATCAGCTATTAGCTCACTGAATAAATTTGTTTTGTTTTTTATATTTTCAAAGTCTACGTGGTTTACATTCCCATCAATAGCAACCCCTTCGTCAAACGGGGTGCATTCGTTTATTTGTATTTCATAATGTTTTTTATTCATATTAATAGCCCTCCAGCTTTAATTAAAAAACCATTATAACACAACTAAAAATAAATGTCAACCCCCTACTTTAGAACATTGAGTTCTCTTTGAAAGTAATCATGTAAGTTTTCTAACTTAGCCTTTCCATTTCTAATAATAGTTTTCATCAATGGTCTATCATCAATAGGGAATACTTCATCTACCATGTCTTCAGGTAGCATACTAAACTCTGTTACTATTTTATTATCTCTTGTTAAAAGTATTTTGAAGCTTACTAAGTTAGCTTCGGATTTATTAATCATTAGGTTCCTCTAGGTTTGTAAATTTAATATTGTCCTGTCTACCTCGAAGCCCTGCTTTCATATAAGTAGTAGCCCTACCTTCAAAAAAGTTCTGATGTTCTACTCCAGTTACTTCATCAATCCAACCAAGAGGATTCTCTCTCTGGTCAAAGTTAGTCTTTAATCCTAACTGAAGCAACCTTCTATCTGCTATGTATCTATTGTAAGCATACATATCTTTCTTAGTTAGTCCTTGTATATCTCCCATATCAAAAACTAAATCTAAAAACTTATCTTCTAACTCTACCATGTGTCTGCATATGTCATAGAGTTCTTTCTTAAAATCATCTGTCCATATCTCTATGTTCTCTTTGATGAACTCTCTAAACAATTTAGTCATAGCTTCAACGTGCATAGACTCATCACGGATAGAGTAAGTAACTATCTGTCCCATGCCTTTCATCTTACCAAACCTTGGAAAGTTTAATAAGATTGCAAAGCTACTGAACAACTGTAGTCCTTCTGTAAAAGCTGAGTAGACTGCTAAAGTTTTTGCAATGGTAGTCTTATCAGACTTAAGAGGTTTAAAGTTACCAACGTAGTCGTGCTTGTCTGACATCTCTTCGTACTCTGCAAAAGCTTTGTACTCTATATCAGGCATACCAACTGTATCAAGTAACAAACTGTAAGCATGTTGATGTATTGATTCCATGTTTGCAAAAGAACCCATCATCATTCTTGATTCTGGCTTTTTAAAGATAGGCATATACTTATCTACATATCCGGCACCTACATCTACATCTGATTGTGTGAACAGTCTAAATATCTGTGTAAGTAAATTCTTTTCAACCGGTGTAAGTTCTTGCCAATCTTTTACATCAGTATGTAGTGGTACAGATTCAGGCATCCAGTGCATTTGATTCTGTAATACATAATAGTCAAACATCCATGGATATTCAAATGGTTTGTAGTATTCTCTTGTTGTTAATAAGCTCATAATTTTTCTTCCTTTGGTAAATATACTATTGTTAATGAATCACATTTAGGACAACTTAAGTTAGTTTCCATAATGTATTCTTCGTCTTCTTCTTCTATGTCGTGGTCTCCGCCCCATATTAATTGTGTATTACAATGCCAACAGTTCACGACTATCCCTCACATGCGATACATTCTGTATCTTCTAAATTTATTCTTGGTACTTTAACATTTACATTCTCTACTGTACGAGCAGCATTGGAACGGAAATAGTAAAGTGATTTAAGTTTTCTCATACCGTACCAATGTACATCATTAACATACTGCATGTATTCATCATGTACTTCTTGAGGCTCTGTAGCCTTTGGTAATGTAAAGAAAAGATTAACTGACTGAGCTTGACTAACAAACTCCTGTCGTTGATGTGCATGTTCGACAATCCATATTTGGTTTATCTCATTTGCAGTTTTAAATATCTCTTTCTCTTCATCAGTAAGTATATCTAAGTGCTGTACTGAACCATCACTACCGGATATATCTTTCCATATGTTATCTAACTCTTGTGTCTTAAGCCCTTTAGACTTGAGAACTTTTTCGAGATACTTATTTTTAACTTGGTAACTACCTGATAGAGTTTTATGAGTATAGCAGTTAGCACGGAAAGGCTCAATAGAAGGGGAAGTGCCACTACATATAATCCCACTACTAGCATTAGGAGCAATAGCCATGAGGTTAGCGTTTCTTTTACCTGAACCATGAATGTCTGGAGCCTCTCCTCTTTGTATAGCCAGTTCTTTAGTCGCTTCAGTTGCTCTAGTATTGATGTATAGAAACGCTTTGAAATTAAACCCACTTGCGTAAATACCCTCGAAAGGAATGTTACGAGATTGAAGATAAGCATGGTACCCCATAGCTCCCAGACCCAGACTTCTTTCTCTATACGCTGAGTAGGCACTCTTGGTAAAGCCTTCTTTACCTTCTTTAACATATTTTTGAAAGCGTTTAAAATTTGCACTGTATTCTCCTAGTTGTGTTGTATCTATAGCGTTGTCAATGTAGTGCTGTAAAACATTATCAAGCATGGTTATTAAATCTTGTATGAAGTCATCATCCTTTGACCAGTCATCAAAGTGTTCTAAGTTTACGGATGATAAACAACATACTGCTGTTCGTTCTTCGTTGGTAGGTAAAGTAATCTCTGAACATAAGTTACTTTGTCTAATTTTTAATCCTAATTCTTTTTGTTCTTTAGGTAGAGCCTCGTTACAAGTATCAATGTTTACCATATAAGGTTCACCTGTCTCTGCTCTAGCATTTATTATCTGCCACCATAAGTCTCTAGCGTTAATAGTTTTAACAGCTTCGTTAGTCTTAGGGTCTATTAATCTCCAGTCTTCATCTTTCTGTACTGCGTCAAGGAAAGAGTTAGTAATGTTAATACCGTTATGAAGATTAAGATTCTTTCTGTTGATGTCTCCACCAGATTCTTTTCTCATGTTAATAAACTCTTCAATCTCTGGGTGACTTATATCCATGTAAGCCGCATAAGAACCACGTCTTGTAGTGCCTTGATTGAAGGCTAACATCTGAGAATCAACTACATGCATGAAAGGAATTGAACCAGTAGAACGACTACCGTGAGTAGTAGATATACCGTTACTTCTAATATCTCCCCAATATCCACCAATGCCTCCACCCGAACTTGCCAACCAAATATTCTCGTCATAGTGAGCAGATAAACCACCCCTACTATCAGGAACATAATTAAGAAAGCAACTGATAGGAAGCCCACGAGTTGTTCCCCCGTTGCTAAGTATAGGAGTGCTAAACATGAACCACCTTTGGGAACTGTAGTTATAAAGTCTCTGAGCCAATTCAAAATCTGTCTCGCCTTTGAAAGTTGCTCCGAAGACTGAGGCTCTTGCGAATGCTTCTTGGGCATGTGTTTCTCCTTCCCAAAAATATCTATCCTTGAGTGTATCTAAACTAAATTTATCAAATGTTTTTTCTCTATCGTAATCTATTGTTATACCTAGGTAAGGCTTCTTTCCTATCTTGTCATCAATCATTATCTTGTTCCTGTAAATGTAAAGCTATTATAGCATAGTGTATAATCTTTCGTAAGTCATCTGGATTATTTCCGTTCTTCTTTCCATACCTCATAGCATACTTCATAATGTTTCCAACACAGAATCCTTCTCCATGTCCTGTATCTAATATTATATCAGTAGCTTGGTACTTACCGTTAGCATAGTGTTGACTGTATGTATTACCTATGTAAGCTTTTATCTCATTTAATATTTTATCTTCTCTAAACTTGTAGTCCACTTTTCCATTCCTCCGGTAGTGTATCTTCACTATACCATGTGAAGTTGTTTGTCTCAGCCCATTCAGCATGAGTTCTTTTTGTTTTATCTTTTCTTACTTTAGCACCCGGCATTGGAGAGAAAGGTTTCTGAAACAAGAACACTAACTCATAACCTTTAGGTAAAGCTTCTCGTATATGTATGTACTTACTATACTCTGCATAGTCCCAGAACCTACCTTTAGCTTCTAGTAAAATTGTTTTACCATCTATAACCTTTACAAAGTCAGGCTCGTACTTATGCTTAACAACATAATGAATGTTATCCCAATGATGTTTCCATTCCTGTAGTAAAGTCTCATGTAGTGTTGCTTCCCATAAACTATCGTAGCCTTTAGGAACATTTACTTTTTTAGGTCTAGGCTTTCTTGGTACTCTTCTAGGCATCTAACTCTTCTAAATGAAAGTTAGGATTCTGTTTTACTTTTTTATAAAACCATCTCAGACTATAAGCACTTAACATAAACTTATTGTTTGCAAAGATATGTGTTTGCTCTGGAAGAAACTCATGTAAGTTTTTCTTACTAATCTTCTTAGTATCTTCTCCATCTGGAACCATTGTTCTTATCCAATTGATAAGTAACTCTTCTCCTCTACGTCTTAATCTCTTAGCTTTTCTACCGTTCATATCTGTGTTACCTCTATAACATTAGGAACTTTAGGTACTTGAGTTAGGTATCTATATCCTGTTGAATATTTAAACACCCTTAACCCTTTACCATCGTTAGCATCTTTATGACAATCATGTTTGAACCTACACCAAGTACAACCTCTTGCAAGTTTCATGTTACCAGACTTACCATCCGGTTCATCATCATAACATTTCTCTGGTGGTGTAGCTAACTTAACAGCCTTTTTAATATTAGTTATTTTCTTTTTAATATTAGGCTTATCAAAGTTATCAGGTTTAAACATAGCCAACTCACCAGACTCTTTGTTCAGTGCAAGGAATCCACCATGAGTAGTTCCTTCTGCTGATTCGTATCCGGCAAGTTGAGCCATGTACCCGAAAGGGTCATCCTCTGCTAGAGTCCCATCTTTAAACTTCTTAAAGGCATAGTTAGAAGCAGTCTTAACATCAACAACTTCTCCATCAATAACACAGTCCATGTGTCCTTTGATTCCAGAAACTGTTATCTCTTTCTGTTCGCTAGTAACCTCATGTCCAGATAACTTAACAAGAAATAAAACTATCTCTTCAAGTAAGTGTCCGTATAAAAACTTAATAAAAGTAGGTGGAGAAATAACCTCTGTGTTATCAGATTTAGAGTTCATCTCGTACCATAATTGTCTAGGTTGTTTACCTATGTTAGACATTCTTAAGCTAGGTTTACCACGAGGGCTAGGGTGTGACCACTCATAGAGAATCTCTTTCATTGACTCTCCAAACTGTTCTATTGACTCTTCATCTATGTTTAGATGTTCGCCTTTTCCTAGTGCCGATAATTCATTATATATATCTTCTACTAATGTGTCAAGTGTTTTCTTATTTTTTTTCATTATGTTCTACCCATCTTAGTTTTCTTGTATCAGGAATGTATAATAAATACTGTACTCCCGCTTTGATTTGTTTATCACTTCTCGTTGTCCTAGATGTATAAGTGTTTTCTTTTCTGTAATCTTTTCTTGCACTCTTAACATCTATTAAAGTTATGTTTCCTTTAGAATCTCTTGCAACTAAGTCAATGTAACCGTCACAACCACAGTTTTTAAATACTTCATAACCATTATCCCATAACCAAGTTACCGCATAATATTCTGCCATATCTCCCTTTCTATTAGTAGAATGTTTTTTCTTTTTAGGCATTAATTATTTTCTATTTTAAAACAATATTTTTTAAATGTTTCTATAGGTATTAAACAAGCTACCTTGGAAGCTGTATCTCCTTGACCTGTTAATGTTCTAGAATTAATATTGTTTACAGTTATACATTCAATTATTTTTAAAGGTGTTATCCATAGTAATTCCAAACCTGTATACACTACCCAGAAATCTGCTTTAGTTGAGAGTAGTGCTGAAGGTTTACCGAACATCATAAGTTCTATGATAATATTACCAGTCTCACAACTTCTATAGTCTCCTTTTATTTCTAACTTCTTATTTGTTTCGGGAATAAATAAATCATAATCTTTAAACTTACCGTCTATTAAAACAGAGCAAGGATACTTCTGTCTACAAATAGCTAATATTTTCTCTTCTATTTTTCTACCACGCTGTAAATCTTTTTTAAAATTTTCTGTTGAGTTAATGGGTTTCACTCCAATTGTCTCCTATCTTGTATTCGCCATCCAACGGACAACGAAGATTAAAATGTGTTCCGGCTTTTACTATACTCTCTACAGCTAACTGTCCTACTTTATCAGCATGACACTTAGGAACTTCTATCTGCCACTCATCATGTATGTTAGCTACAAACTTATATTCCATAGCGTTTAGTCTTAGTAAATCATCTAGTATAACCAGTCCCTGTTTCATTACGATAGCACCTGCACCTTGTAGTAAAGTGTTCAATGCTGAATGTTGGTTACGAACATATAGCTTTCTACCATCTAACCCTTTGAGATAATTTTTTGCTGATGCTCTTTGTACTCTGTCTCTAAGAGATTTAAATGTAGGTTTATTATCAAAGAAATATTGTCTAGCTCTTTTACCATCTGATG